CCAATATGTTGACAATATAAATACGGATCTAGATAAGAATCGGATCAAACGAGAAATAAATAGTTTAATGAAAGAAGCGGAGAACGTAGAGGTTGCTTAACCACTATCAGCAGAAAGGATGGGTGCATCTCAAAAACGTTCTACTGCCACGTGATATAGTTGCCTTAAAATATCATGGTGGTATGGTTGTAGATGAGTATCTGAAAGATGATCCTGTTTGGAGAGGTGTGGGTTGTGCCGCCAAGAAGAGTAAACCTTTGTGGAATTTCTATACGTCCCCTTTCATGTACGACATAGTTACGGAGTTGTTGGAGACTAAAACTCCTTGGTTGTTTAACGATCAACTAGTTTGGAAACATCCTAAAGACGGTATGATATTTCGTCCCCACACTGACAACAGTATTGAAAGGGACGAACCCATAACGGATCATACTATAAATTGTCTGGTCATCCTTGATGATGTTGACAAGAGTAACGGTGGGTTGGAAGTCATGAATAAAGATGACGGTCATGTGGTATCACCGAAACTGAAAGCTGGTGATATCATTTGTATAAACGGTAACACTGAACATGCATCGGGCCATAACTTGTCCGATAAACTGAGATCCACATACGCTTGTGTGTATGCGGACAATAATATTAACGATAATAGATTTTATCAAACGAGGTTTTACGATGAACGGAAAGAAAGCGAAACTAATGCGAAAGGCTGGTATCTCGAAGCGAAGAGATAAGAAAAACTATCAGTCTATGAGTCACCAGAACAAAGGTATGTTCGCAGATGTGGTGAAAGAGGTATCTGACAAAGGCGGTAAGTTGATCAATGCCAACTAAGAATGATGTAACTGGAGATAGTATCCAGTCTAAAGCTCCTAGTAAGAAATACATGGATAACTATGATTCGATCTTCGGTAAGAAGACGGCAGTCGATGATGCGGCTGATGTGATGTCTAAGTTTGAAAGTTGGATATGTGAATGTCCAGTTGAGAAAACCACCCTTGAAGTTGAGAAGGGTGCTTCGTGTAATTGGTGTGGACGGTACGAGGACGGCACACTAGATTAATCCTTGACAATAGATGATGAATATGGTATAATACCACCCTATGATTAAATTTCAGAAACTCCGATTCAAGAACTTTCTGTCTACTGGTAATAACTTTACTGAGTTAGACTTTCTTAGTTCCCCAACAACTCTTGTGGTTGGACATAATGGCGCAGGCAAATCCACGATGTTGGATGCCCTGTCGTTCGGTCTATTTGGAAAACCCCACCGCAAGGTATCTAAAAATCAATTGGTCAATTCTATCAACAACAAAGGTACACTTGTTGAGGTAGAGTTCTCTGTCAATTCCCAAGAGTATAAAATTGTACGTGGGATCAAGCCTAATAAGTTTGAAATATGGCAAGGTGGGAACATGATCAATCAGAACTCACATGCGAAGGAATATCAACAGGTTCTAGAGAAGAACATTCTGAAGTTGACTCACAAGAGTTTCCACCAGATTGTTGTTCTGGGATCAAGTTCTTTTGTACCGTTCATGCAATTGTCTGGGGGTGCAAGACGTGATGTCATCGAAGATCTATTGGATATCAATGTATTCTCTAAGATGAACTCACTACTCAAAGAGAAGATGAGTATTCTTAAAGATGAGATCCAGACATCTAATCACAATCTAGAAATGTGCAAGACCAAGATCAACGCACAGAAGAAATACCTACGTGATCTCAATGCAGTAAACACTGCATACCGTAAAGAAAAAGAGGATAAGATTGAAGAGATCAATGCGGAGATTGTAGAGTTACAAGAACGCAACACAGAACTCAGTACGATGGTTGAGGAACGTCAACCACCTCTATTAAGGCAGATAGATGATCTTTCGGTCAAGGCAAAAGAACTGACCGAGTACATGTCATCATTCAAGACTCAGATCAAAGCATTGGTCAAAGAGTCTAAGTTCTTTGAAGAGAACGAAGTATGTCCGTCTTGTGATCAAGATATCAGTCAAGAGATCCGTGATGAGAAAGTTGCGAAAGCAAAAAGAAAGGCGAATGCACTCAACGACACTATGGCACTGGCCAAAGAAAAGGATGAGGACTATAAGTCTCTACAAGAATCCTATGATGCAATGTCTGAAGCAATCCGTAACTGGCAGAACGAACTGAACAATAACAATCAGACGATCTCTCGTTTACAAAAGAACATTACATCTATACATACAGATCTGTCTAAGGCACAAGGGGAGACAGGTGATCTAGAAAAGGCAAACGCTGAACTAGAAACACTACGTGAATCCGAACTGACTTTGACTGAGAACAAGTATAAGTTGAATGAACAGTATGCGTACAACCAAGTAAACGCAGAACTACTTAGAGACACAGGTATCAAGACCAAGATTATTAAACAGTACATTCCTGTTATTAATCAATTGACAAATCAGTACCTACAAATTTTAGACTTCTTTGTACACTTTGATCTGGACGAGAGTTTCCAAGAGACTATCCGTTCACGTCACCGTGATGCATTTACGTATGACTCATTCTCTGAGGGTGAGAAACAACGTATCGATTTGTCCCTACTATTTACGTGGAGACAGATTGCGAAGATGAAGAACTCAGTTGCGACTAACCTACTGATTCTGGATGAGACATTCGACTCATCTTTGGATGATGATGGTGTCGATAACTTGATGAAGATCATTAACAGTCTGGGTGAAGATACCCATGTGTTTGTGATCTCACACAAAGGTGAACTCGAAGATGCGGCTTTCGATAGACGTATTGAGTTTGTCAAAGAGAAAAACTTCTCTAAAATGAAAGAGGCGGCTTGACAATGTCATCTGCCTGTGTTATAATATGCAACATTAACCGATCAACTGTAGGAATTAATTATGGAATTATCTGATAAAACTTTAAATGTACTCAAAAACTATGCGAGTATTAACCCGAACATTGTGTTCCAAGAAGGAAACACACTCAAGACTATATCTGTCGCTCGTAACGTGATGTCACAAACGTCACTAGAGGAAACAATGCCAAGTCAATTTGGTATCTATGACCTCAACGAGTTTCTGTCTGTACTGTCTCTAGTAGACAAACCACATCTCACATTCTCGGAAGGGTTCGTGACTGTTGGTGATTCTACTGGACGTAGTAAGATCAAGTACTACTTCTCTGATCCAGATATGTTGACTGCCCCTAACAAGGACATCATCATGCCTGAAGCGGACGTTAGTTTTGTACTAGATATAGATACATTGGGTAAAGTGAAGAGGGCTGCCTCTGTACTGGGACATAGTGAAATCTCGATTACACCGTCTGGTGGATCGGTTCAACTCTCAGTCGTGGATAGTAAGGATGCAACTTCAAATGTATTCTCAATAGATGTTGAAGGTAGTTACCCTGAAGGTGCCGACTTCAACTTTATCCTAAATGTAAATAATTTGAAAGTAGTGAATGAAGACTTCGAAGTGAATATCTCTAAGAAGTTAATTTCTCAATTCAAGTCGAAGCAATCAGAGCTAGAGTATTTTATTGCTCTAGAAAAAACATCTAAGTATGGAGTATAAAATGTCAGATCAAGAACAATTGAATGATTTATCAAACCGTGTCGCTCGGTCAACAGTTGCGGTAATCGATACCGTTGTGCAGAGAGGTGGATTTAAGGGTGAAGAACTCACGACCATCGGACAGCTAAGAGATCAAGCGGTGCAAGTAATTAATATGGTAGAGGCTGCACAGTCTACTGAATCAGAAGTAGAGGAGTAGATTATGGATATATTACTATTAGTAATTGTCGGTGGTTTTGTTACTTATCATCTTGCGAAAAAGTTTCTAGGTGATGCACCTAGTACCGCAGAGATAATTAATGATGCAGTAGGCGATACACCTACCGAAGACTACAGCGGACTCACCAAAGCACAACTCTTGGATGTTGCAAAACACCAAGGCGTGAAGGTGACCACTAGGTCAACGAAGGCACAGATCATAGAAGCGCTTAAATAAGAATCTTGATCGGAACAAGGGCAATGGGTAAAGTCCTTAAAGACAATGTCGAAGAACCCCTTGACTTTCTGTTTCATATAGTGTACAATGTACATCTTACGAAACATATTTTATTTTTATCATGGAGAAACAAATGTCTACTGACTTTCTTTGGGTTGAGAAGTATCGACCATCAAAAATCTCTGACACTATTCTGTCGTCAGATCTCAAGAAAACATTTCAAAACATCGTAGACAATGGGGAGATCCCCAACATGATGTTCACTGGTACGGCTGGTACTGGTAAGACAACGGTCGCACGTGCGATCTGTAACGAATTAGGTTTAGACCACATTGTAATCAATGGATCGGAAGACGGTAACATTGATACACTCCGTGGTAAGATCAAACAGTTCGCCTCATCTATCTCTCTCTCAGGTGGTTACAAGGTTGTAATCTTAGATGAGGCGGACTACCTTAATCCACAATCAACGCAACCAGCGTTACGTGGATTCATCGAAGAGTTCTCTGACAACTGTCGGTTTATTCTTACCTGTAATTTCAAGAACAAGGTTATCGAACCACTACACTCACGATGCAGTGTATACGAGTTCACCAACTCTAAGAAAGTTCTTGCAGATTTGTGTGGTCAGTTCATGGGACGTTTGTCTCAGGTTCTAGATGCCGAGGGTATCTCGTATACCAACGAAGTCATTGCGGAACTGATCATGCGATACGCCCCCGACTGGAGACGTGTACTCAACGAGGCACAACGTCATTCCATCGGTGGTAATTTGGACACTGGAGTTCTCATTTCTAACGGAAATGGCAACTACAATGACCTTTATGCCATGCTTAAAAGTAAAGACTTTAAGAAGATGCGTAGTTGGGTTGTCAATAACATTGACCTAGAACCAGCTAGTATCTATCGTGGTATATACGATACAATGGAGGGCAAGGTATCACCTAACTCGATTCCGCAGTTAGTTCTGATCCTCGCTGATTATCAATACAAGAATGCATTTGTGGCAGATCACGAACTAAACATGGTTGCGTGTCTCACAGAATGCATGGCAAATGTGGAGTACATATAATGGACATGTATGTTGTTAAAATGGTTAGGGAACAGGAAGAGTACATCGCTGGTGTTTACTCTTCACTAGATCAAGCAATCACTTCGGGTGAGATCGAAGAAGGTTGGGATCCAAAGTATAGATATAATATCTCGAAACACGAGTTGGATCGTTGCGATAACTGGCAGACCAAACTCGCACATTCGTTTGATCAAGGTATGCAACTGACATTATTTAAATGAGAAAATACTGGAGACTCTGGGCAAAATCCCTTGGTGAAAAAGAGGGAACGACCGATCGAGAGGCTGACTTGATTGCGATCATTCGTTCGGTCATTGTCCTAGTTAATTTTATAACTTGTTTCTTTATTATTAGCGGAGTGATACACCAATGGTAGACAAGTGGGAAAAGGCATTCATGGAAACCGCAGAAACTTTTGCGGAACTGTCAAGTGCAAAAAGATTAAAAGTTGGTGCGGTTATTGTAAAAGATAAACGCATCATCTCTATTGGGTACAATGGTATGCCTTCTGGTTGGAGTAACAACTGTGAGGAGATCGTTTTCCCCAAAGGATATAATCCTAAGTCTGGTGTTAAATTAGAACCAAAGACTAGGAAAGAAGTGTTACATGCAGAGACTAACGCCATAGCGAAAGTTGCCATGAGTTCTGAATCATGTTATAATGCAGATATATACACTACGACCGCACCTTGTATAGACTGTGCGAAATTAATTCACCAATCTGGTATCAAGAAAGTATACTGGAGAAACCCACATCTAAGATCTGACGAAGGGTTAAAGTTCTTAGAAAAATGTGATATGGAGATAGAACAAATATGAATCCCTTTCAGTTTGTGAATGAAATCACCTTTGGTAAGAAGGACGTAATGGTAGATCCAGATGTGGAGAAAAAGTATTCTCCGTTCATGGTCAACCGTTCTCTATCTTACTTCCCCGATACCGTTTATATGGCCAATGAGATGAACAGGTATCATCACCTTGATGGAAAGTTACAATTTCAGTTTTTACTAAATATAGTTAGGAAACGAAAACGTTTCTCTAAATGGGTTAAACCCGAAACTGACAGTAACGTTGATGTGATAAAAGAGTATTATGGATATAGTAATGAAAAGGCCATTCAAGTCCTACCTCTCTTATCTACCTCTCAACTTAACATAATAAAAAATAAGGTGAATAAAGGTGGAAGAAAATAATATCGTAGAATGGAATGTCTCCAAAATGTTGGAGGTCACCTTGACGGAACCAGACGACTTTCTCAAAGTAAGAGAAACACTTACAAGGATAGGCGTGGCGTCTCGCAAGGAAAATAAATTATTTCAATCGTGTCATATATTGCACAAACAAGGTAGGTACTTCATAGTACACTTCAAAGAATTATTCATGTTGGATGGTAAGAAGTCTAATCTTGAACTATCTGACATACAAAGACGGAATACAATTGCAACACTATTGGCAGACTGGGGACTCGTAGAGATCCAGAATGGTGAGGTTGCTCAGGACTGTGCGCCAATGCGACAGATCAAAATCATTGGCTTTAAAGAGAAGGACGAGTGGGAACTTTGTCCTAAGTATAATATAGGTAACAAGTAATCGATGGATTTTTTTGGTATATTTCAAGGTGATGAGATAGAAGATCACATTGCGGAGAAGAAACCGTTTCGTGGTAAACTTCCTATTGAAATGACATATGACTGGAATCAGTATATGTCGATGTTAGACACACATCCCAAAGAGGCGTGTGACACCAACACAAGTAAAATGCGGATTGGTCTGAATAGTTTTCATACTAGACCATCCGCACCAGAGTTCGCAAAACAGATCGAAGCAGAAATGCAAGATACATTTGCGTTACACGGAAACAAGATCACAAACATTGCGTTTAGTGGATTTGGATATGCTAGTGATAGTTATCCATGGCACAAAGATTCAATGGATGTGTTCTTGGTTCAAGTAATCTCAACCTTGCAGTTAAAAGTAGAAGGAGTTAACAATAACGAATTCTTTGACTTCGAGCCAGGAGATTACGTCTGGATACCTCGTGGTACACATCACCAAGTGGTTCCCCAAATAAGTAGGGTGACATTTAGTTTTGGAGTCGAGGGAGATCCAGATCCAAGTATATACTTTTAGAAAATAACAAAAGTATAAATACAGTCGAATGTGCCGAATAGGTCGGGCATTCATTTAACTTGCTTTTTAAAAGGAGAAAAAATATGACTAATCTTAAAGCATCACAACTATTTCCACGAGCGTCTTTTGTAGGGTTCGATCATCTTCTAGATGAACTTGATTTTGTAGCGAGGCATGCCAAGGATAATTATCCACCTCACAACATTGTTAAGCGATCCTCAACAGAGTACTCAATCGAACTGGCATTAGCTGGATTCGAGGAATCCGATCTGGATATAGAGCAGAAAGAAAGAACGTTAAGCGTCAGCGGTGAGAGTAAACACTCTGAAGACGAAGGTGAATACCTTCACAAAGGGATCTCTACCAAGAAGTTTAGACGTACTTTCCGCTTGAGTGAATATGTCGAAGTAGACGGAGCTTCTTATAGTAATGGTATACTTGTAATTAATTTAAAGGTAGTATTACCCGAAGAGAAGCGTCCTCGTAAAATAAACATAGGTTAATTTTTCGAGGTTAATTATGAAAACCCTAAAAGATCGTTCTATACGATCCTCATACGACTGGGTGCTAGAAACTCTTATTTTCGTAACGAGTTTCGTTATAACAGTTCTTTGTTTAGCCCCTTTAGTATGATATTCGAGGGGGGAAGTCATTCTTCCCCCTTCACCCCTAGATAAATAAGGTTGTTATGAGTAAGTTGAAATTCTACCAAATAGTTATGCCTGACAACGATGCATCTATGGAGTATCATGAGATATCCAAAGAGTCGTTTGAGTGTGTGTCTGATTTAGTAGAAATTATTCCATTCGAGGCAATCACACCTAAACATCCCGACTTCGAAGAACACTGTGCCAGATACAACTGGCAATGGTCGTTGATGACGTTGGATAGAAATAATAAGAAACTCAGGTTTGAATTTGAAGAACCACACTCACCCACAGAAAGGGCGGGAATGTGTTCTCATTGGGAACTTATGCGACAGGCATCTTTAACCGATGAACGATTCTGGGTTACTGAACACGACACTTATCTATGGCCCGAACACGAAGATATGTTTAGGTATCTCGTATCAATAGTTCAAACACGAGACATTGAGTATGCAAACATAGGTTTGTTTATGGGATGTTATTCGTTCTCTAGAGATCTCGCACGTCACAGTTATCACTTGTTATCAAACAAACAATTTCCTATTAACTGTGGCCCATATGGAGTACTAGAGAGACTGTACAAAACTTACTGTACTCTTCAGTTCGAAAAGACGGACAAATATAAATTAAAAGAATACACATTCCTACATCCGTGGGCGAATGGAAACTCTCTACGATTTGGTAAATCCAAAGAAGAGATGTTTGATACCTACAACAAATTTGATCGTGATGTGTATCCACAAATACCAAGGTCATTCTGGCCACCTAACCCCACCACGCAAGTAGTTAAAAAAGATTTGATGGTTACTCAGGAACATAGATTGTATCCAGAGAATATGCAACAAGAACCGTGGAAACGCAGTGAAAGATTTAAAGTAATTGATTGACATTCTGCGCCCGCTGTGGTATAATACCACTTATATTATGAGGAGACCACATGGAGTTTTATACTTCCGTTGCCCGTTATGGTAACAACCTGTTATATCGTGGAGTCGAAAACGGCTTACGAGTCAAGAAAAAGATTCCATTCAAACCGACACTGTTTGTTCCATCGAACAAGAAACAAACACGGTGGACTGGTCTGGATGGTACAAACGTAGAACCCATCACCTTCGGTAACATGAAGGAGGCGGGCGACTTTGCGAAGAGGTACGATGGTGTTGAGAACTTCAAGATCTTCGGAACCACCAACTATGTTACACAGTATATTGCAGACAAATTTCCTGGCGTGATTCCGTTCGATGCGAGTCAGGTCTCGATCTGGACTATCGATATCGAGGTCGAGTCAGATGACGGATTCCCCGAACCATCTAAGGCAGACCATCCAGTAATCTCGATCACCATGAAACAACGTGGATCAGATGAGTATCATGTGTGGGGTATGCAATCCTACGATGCAGGCGAGAATGTTCTGTATCGTGTATGTAAAGATGAACATACCTTGATGACCAACTTCCTAGACTGGTGGAAAGAACACACGCCAGATATTATTACTGGTTGGAACTCTCGCACCTTTGACTTGCCCTATCTGATCAACCGCATGACTAAACTGTCAGGTTTCGATGAAGCCAAGAAGTTCTCACCGTGGGGACTGGTCTCGGAGTCATCTTACTTTGACGAGGGTATGAAGTCTCAGATCTACAACATCACTGGCGTAGAACAGATTGACTACCTTGAGATCTTCAAGAAGTTCACACTCAATACGTGGGGACGACAAGAGTCTTACCGACTGGACAATATCGCACACGTGGTTCTGGGTGAGAACAAACTATCCTATGAAGAACACGGATCACTACACACACTCTACAAAGAAGACTTCCAGAAGTTCATTGACTACAACATCAAGGACGTGGAACTCGTAGACAAACTGGACGAGAAACTCGGACTGATCGAACTGTGTATGTCGATGGCCTATCGTGGTGGTGTGAACTATATCGATGCACTTGGTACTACCAATATCTGGGATAGTATCATCTACCGACTACTGAACCAGAAGATGATTGCGTGTCCGCCCAAGGTCGAACGTCCTAAGTCTGACTTCATGGGTGGTTATGTGAAGGCACCAGTAGTGGGATCTCATGACTGGGTAACATCCTTTGACCTTGCATCTCTGTATCCAAACATTATTGTTCAGTACAATATGTCACCCGAAACTGTACTGGACGGATTCGTCAATGACGTGTCAGTCGATAAGTTTCTGGATGGTAAGGTAGATCATCAAGGCGACTACACTCTCGCACCGACTGGTTCTAAGTTCTCTAAGGAAAAGACTGGTATCGTACCGTCTATCATTAAGTTGTACTTCGATGAACGTAAGGTTATCAAGAAACAAATGTTGGTTGCCAAACAAGAGTTTGAGAGTAACCCATCTAAAGAACTAACCAACAAGATTGCACAGTTGGACAACCAACAGATGTCGATCAAGATTCTTATGAATTCACTGTACGGTGCATTGGGTAACCGATGGTTCCGTTACTTTGACCAACGTGTTGCGGAGTCCATTACGCTCGCTGGTCAGTTATCTATCAAATGGGCGGAAAGGGCAGTAAACCATGAAATGCAAAAAATACTGGGAACACAAGATGATTATGTTATTGCAATTGACACCGACTCTGTTTATCTTGGCATGGGGGATCTTGTTAATAAGTTTAGCCCCAAAGATCCTGTAAAGTTCTTAGACAAAATCTGTCACGAACACTTCGAGAAAGTTCTGGAGAAATCCTACGATGAACTGGCCAAGGTCACCAATGCATATACCAATCGAATGGTTATGGAACGTGAGGTGATTGCGGATCGTGGTATCTGGGTGGCAAAGAAACGATATATTCTCAACGTACATAACAATGAGGGTGTTCAGTACAAGACACCCAAACTCAAGATGATGGGTATCGAGGCAGTCAAGTCATCGACACCACAGGTTGTGCGTGATAAGTTCAAGGAGATCTTCCGTGTGATTGTGGAAGGAACCGAGGAACAAACCCAAGAGTTTATCTCTAACTTCAAGTCAGAGTTCAAAAAACTACCACCCGAAGACATCTCGTTTCCACGTGGAGTCTCTGACATTGTCAAGTGGAAAGATGATCGAACCGTCTATGCCAAAGGCACACCGATCCACGTGCGTGGTGCGTTGATGTACAATGATGCGGTATGGAATCATGGACTCAATAAGAAGTACGAACTGATCAAGAATGGTTCGAAGGTCAAGTTCGTCTATCTAAAGATGCCCAACCGTCTGAACGAGAACGTGATATCGTATCCGTTGAATCTGCCTAGGGAACTAGACTTACATACGTTTGTTGACTACGAGAAAATGTTCAACAAAACTTTCCTAGATCCGTTGACTCCAATACTGGATGCGGTCGGGTGGGAAGATGAACCCCGAGCCAGTCTCGAAGATTTCTTCGGTTAGGGGGTTGACAATTTTATCTGATTATGGTATAATAGACCACATGTATCAATTAACTATATTTAAAAATCAGTTTGACAATAAGACTCATCGAACAGTCTCCGTTGATACATGGGAGCAATTCGATGATCTGTTGTTAGGCCTATCTAAACAAAAAGGTGAGAAAGGTGGAAATAACTCTAGTCCTCTTATTACTCCTGCTATGTTTCAGGAAGATACTACACGTAGTAATAAATCTGTTACTCATTGGGGCAATTGGTGTGCTGTTGATGTTGATGACTATGAATTTCGTGATAACACTTTAGAGGGGATAAAAAATGAGTTGGTTAATCGGTTTGGTGGTTGGAGTTTTATTTGTTACAGTACTGCTAGTTCATCGATTGATCAACCGAAGTTCCGACTTGTATTCGATCTTAATGATTCTATTCCGCAAGATCGAATCAAACACTTTTGGTACGCACTCAATAAAGAACTTGGAGAGATCGGAGATCCACAAACTAAAGATCTCGCTCGAATGTATTACGTGCCTGCGGACTATCCTAACGCAAATAACTTTTACTTTAGTCATACTGGCGATCCTATTAATTGTGACGAACTTATGGCCCGACATAAGTATGAGATTAAGTCTGGGAACAACTTCATAGATAGATTACCCGAAGAGTTACAGAAGGCGGTGATCGAACATCGCAAGAATCAAATGGACAATACCAACTACAGTTGGTCAAGTTACCACGATTGTCCGTTCTTCCCTAAACGATTAGGAATAGAATACCGTGCCATAACTGGCACTGGGTGGTATCACAAGATGTATCAGATCATGGTTGCGATAGCTGGCCACGCTATAAGTAAAGGGTATCCAATAACTGCACAACAGATTGCAGAGATGTGTAAACAGTTTGATACTGAAACTGGTAACTGGTATGAGAATAGACCATTGACCAAAGAAGCGGACAGAGCATTGGAATACGTATATAGAAACGGATAATATAGGACAGTAATATGAAAATTTTAATAACAGGGGCGGCTGGATTTATCGGGGCGCAATTAATGAATAGACTAAGATCCAAGGGTGCGACCGTACTTGGATTAGATAACTACAATGATCATTTGTATGATCCACAGTTAAAGGTTGATCGTACTCAACACTTTGAATTAGATATCAAGGTATGTGATCTGAGGGACTACAATGCCACAAAGGCAGTCTTCGATGCATTTCAACCAGAACAGGTCATTCACTTAGCGGCTCATGCCAACGTCCGTGATTCCTTTGGTAAGGAAAGGGACTACCACTCTAACAACATTGATGGAACACAAAACCTTATTGAGATATGTAAGGGTAGAGATGTTCGTGTAATTTATGCCACAACGTCATCTGTATATGGTGACACTCCAGTTCCAGAAAATGGATGGACAGAAGATCTGGTAACTGCAAAACAACGTAACGCATATGCGTACACAAAATATATCAACGAGATACAGTTTGCCATATCTGGCGTTCAGAATGTCGGTCTCCGTTTCTTCACTGTCTATGGCCCGTGGGGACGACCAGATATGGCGCTGTTTCAATTTACAAAGAAAATGCTTGCCAATGAACGCATAGACGTGTATAATTATGGGGATATGAAGAGGGATTTCACTTACGTGGAAGATATCCTTGATGGGATTGAGATCATCCTACAGGATAGTTCTATTGAGTCGAATGAGATCTTCAATATAGGTCGTGGTCAACAAGTAGAGTTGATGGACTTTGTGAAGGCAATCGAGAAGAATGCGTGTGACACTTGTTGCGGTGAGGAGGCAAATATTAATCTTGCACCTAGACATCCAGCAGACACACTAGAGACTTGGAGTAATACAGAAAAACTTCAAGCACTTGGTTACTCACCAAAGATGGACATCCAAGAGGGTGTCGATAATTTTTATAAATGGTATGTGGAGTATCACGATGGCAGATGATTTTGACAAGTACCTACCCAAAGGTCATAAACGAAGTGCGACAGAAGTTCCTGTAAATGAAAAGGAACGTCCTGTCGGGCCAGACAATCCATTCCGACTAGGTATTGTTGGACATGGATTTGTAGGTAGTGCTGTTGATTATGCATTCACCAATCCGTTGGTGGAGAAGAAGATCATAGATCCTAAGATAGGAACTACGATCGATGACTTGTTGGACTATGATGCACATTGCGTTTTCGTATGTGCGCCTACTCCAATGAGTGAGAATCATACGGTTGATGCTAGTATCGTAGAAGATGCAGTACTCAAACTTATGAGACATACCGAATCTCTTGTTGTTGTTAAATCAACAATCACGCCAGATGTAATCGATCGACTATACCATAGTATGACCGATGCACAGTCAGAGAGGTTCGTATACAATCCAGAGTTCCTTACAGAGAAATCTGCACAGGAACAATTCGTAGATGCCAAGTTTCATGTAGTAGGTGGTTTTGATAACGCTACTGCGGAACTAGAACAGATCTATGATATCTTCTCATTGTGTTCTACACGTGAGTTCTATCGTATGTCTGCTCATGAGGCATCATTTGTGAAATATGGAATCAATACATATCTTGCAACCAAGGTAACGTTCTTCAACCAGTTCTATGATCTGGTGAATAACTATCAGTGTAGTTACAATATAATTACACGTGCCATGGGTGCAGATAGTAGAGTCGGAATCGGGCATACACGAGTGCCTGGCTATGACGGTAAACGTGGTTTTGGGGGTGCATGTTTCCCTAAAGACATCGCCGCCTTCTTGAAGTTTTCTGAAGGTGTTGGTAGTGAGATTGAGATGGTTAAAGAAGTTATCCGTATCAATAACAACTACCGTAAAGACTACGAAAAAGATGATCGTGAAAAAGTTAACAATATAACATTTGGAGAATAGTATGAGTGTAATGGATAAATTGAGAAAACAGTCTAAGATTAAAGAGACTGCGGTACTCCAAGATAGTAAGTTCTTTCAAGAGGTAGACATGGTTCCGACCGATGTGCCTATGATTAATGTGGCACTGTCTGGATCGGTTGAAGGTGGTGTGACGCCTGGCTTAACTGTATTAGCAGGGCCAAGTAAACATTTTAAAACATCGTTTGCGTTATTGATGGCAGGCGCTTATCTTGAAAAGAAGAAAGATGCAGTCATGTTATTCTACGATTCAGAGTTTGGTTCACCACAATCATACTTCGAACAGTTCGGTATTCCGACTGACCGTGTTCTACATTGTCCGATCAAGGATGTAGAACAGTTGAAGTTTGATCTGATCAATCAGTTGGAAGCACTGGATGCCACGGACGATGTAATCATTGTAATCGATTCTGTTGGTAACCTTGCATCTAAGAAAGAACTAGAAGATGCGATCAACGAGAAATCAGTTGCAGATATGTCACGTGCAAAGGCGTTCAAGTCTCTGTTCCGTATGACTACACCGTATCTGAATATGAAAAAGATCCCAATGATTGCGATCAACCATACGTACAAAGAGATCGGTCTGTTCCCTAAAGACGTAGTATCTGGTGGTACTGGTATCTACTATAGTGCCGACAACATCTGGATTATTGGTCGTAGACAAAACAAGACTGGTACTGAAGTGACTGGTTATGACTTTGTGATCAAGGTGGACAAGTCACGTTACACCAAAGAACAGTCCAAGATTCCTATCAGTGTATCATGGGACGGTGGTGTTCAGAAGTGGTCAGGTCTATTGGATGTGGCTCTCGCTGGTGGATATGTTGTCAAACCAAGTAATGGTTGGTACTCACGAAATGGTGAGGACAAGAAGTTCCGACAGAAGGAAACGCTCGAGGAAGATTTTTGGACACCGATCTTTGCGAACACCGACTTCAAAGATTTTCTCAAGAAACAATTCCAAATAGGGTTGCCATCTGAGGTAGAATTTGATATAATGGTCGAAGGCGATGCGTGATATAGATATTGATAAAATTAGTGAGGGGATTGACTATGAGTTAGTCCCCGCTAACGCTGACAACGAACAGGCATGGGATGTACGTATCCTTACTGGAGATTTCGTAGAGTCAGTTATTCGTTATGGTAATGTAAGTTTTGACGGTGCAGAAAAATGTTTGAAGTTCAACTTCAGAATTATGTCTTCACCCGATCCAGAACTCAGTACCACATTTGTTCCGTTACAGGAACACGCAGCTGACATCCTTGAGGATATTTTAGAGCGGTCATATGCTCAAGGTACATTAACTACTGCTGAGATGGATGATACTTATGGAGATAAATTTAGAACAAACGATTCTTCGGAATCTACTGACTAACGATCAGTATATGAGAAAGGTTGCGGCCTTTCTCGAACCCGATTACTTCGAAGGAGTATATAAGGGACTATTCAAAGAGTTGACTTTGTTCATTGCAAAGTACAACAAACTTCCTACAATGGAAGCATTCAAGATTGAGGTAGATCAAGGCGATAGATTGAACGATGAAGTATATCGTCACGCCATGGAAATCCTACCTAATATATTTGATAAGAAAGATGAGAACCTAGACTGGTTGATCGATACTACCGAGAAGTGGTGTCAGGATCGTGCGGTCTATAATGCCGTGATGGAATCGATTACCATCATTGACGGTAAACACAAAGAGTTATCCAAGAATGCGATTCCCGATGTTCTGAGTAAGGCACTGGGTGTTTCGTTTGATACCAACGTAGGTCACGATTACTTAGAAAATGTTGAGGAACGTTTTGCGTTCTATCATGAACAAGAAGAACGTCTACCGTTTGACCTAGAGTATTTCAATGCGATCACCAAAGGTGGATTACCTAACAAGACACTGAACATTGCCCTCGCTGGTACTGGTGTTGGTAAATCATTGTACATGTGTCACGTAGCAGGAGCTGCTCTATCTGCTGGTAAGAATGCATTGTACATTACTATGGAGATGGCAGAAGAAAGAATCGCAGAACGTATTGATGCGAACTTGATGGACGTGGCAATTGATCAGTTAGAAAACTTATCTAAACCTATGTTCACTGATCGTGTCAAGGCAATCTCTGAGAAGACCAACGGTAAACTGATTATCAAGGAATATCCTACTGGTCAGGCACATGCGAATCATTTCCGTGCATTGTTGAATGAGTTGAAACTCAAGAAGAACTTTGTGCCAGATATCGTGTTTATCGATTATCTAAATATTTGTGCATCGTCTAGAATGAAAGGTATGGGTGGTTCGATCAACTCTTATTCTTATATCAAGAGTATTGCAGAAGAGTTGCGTGGACTTGCAGTAGAGTTCAATGTACCAATCGTATCTGCTACACAGACTACTAGATCTGGTTTCAGTAATGATGATCTTGGTCTGGAGGATACGTCTGAGTCATTTGGTCTACCAGCTACCGCAGACTTTATGTTTGCATTGATCAGTAATGATGAACTGAATGCCCAAGGTAAGATCATGGTTAAACAGTTGAAGAATAGATATAACGATCCGACCAGTAATCAAAGGTTCATGGTTGGTGTGGATAGATCCAAGATGAAATTATTTGATTGTGATCAGTCCAGTGAGTTAGACGATGATGAGGATAAAGATAAAGGATGGGACGACAAACCTGTATTCGATAACACTTCTAGTGGTAAGAGTATTAGGTCTGAGAACTTTAAAAACTTCAGGATGGAATAATGTATATACCGTTTACGGAATTAGAATTGGCATTGACATCAACTGCCTTATTAGCAGGAGCTTATTACTTAGGTCATCATTTAGGATTTAAGACAGGTGCAATCGCAACGGTTGCTGTATTACAAGAACAGGGTTACATTGACATTGAATATGAGGAACCAGAAGATGAAGACACTGATAGAGAAGATTGAACAATGGCATATAGATCGTAATTTGATCGATGGTGCGACTGATAAAGATCAGGTCTTGAAACTAATACAAGAAGTCGGAGAACTATCCGACAATGTATGTAAGGGAAAAGATATCGCAGATGACATTGGTGATATCATGGTGGTATTAATTAATATATGTAAACGTAATGGATTGCCCTTGGAACACTGTCTAGAGGTCGCATATCACGACATCAAAGATAGGAAGGGTAGAATGGTAGATGGAATTTTTGTCAAGGAGACCGATGATGGTAAGTAAAGTAAGTTTAGTTTGTTTGAGTCAACCAAGTGCGGAGACGGATTGTCATACCGCAGAAGAGTTAGTCGCATATGCGGCTCGTGTGAGTAATCCCGCTAATCAGAGTAATAAGAAAACGGCTGGTAAGTTGGTTCGTTATTTGATTAAGGAGAATCACTGGTCGCCTCTGGAGATGGTTCACATCACTATGCAGATCACAACAACACGTGATATCTCTAGACAGATTATTCGTCATCGCTCGTTTTCATTTCAAGAGTTCAGTCAACGATATGCACAGAGTGAAACGTTCAGTACAAGAATGGCTCGAATGCAAGATCCGAAGAACCGTCAAAACTCTATTGAGTTAAAAGGAATGGACGACTTCGGTAAGGGTGGTAACAAGACTACCGATGAACGTTTGTATGAACAATGGAACATGAAACAACGTGAGGTCATTAACAAGTCAAACGAGGTATATAAGTGGGCACTAGATAATGGTATCGCTAAAGAACAGGCACGTGCAGTTTTACCAGAAGGTAATACTGAGACGACTTTGTATATGGCAGGATCATTAAGATCGTGGATTCATTACTGTGAGTTAAGACGTGGTAACGGAACACAAAAAGAACATATGTTGATCGCTGATCAATGTTGGGACATTATCGGGACACACTTTCCCGATGTAATTAAAGCTTTAGAGGAGTAAATAATGAGTTATAAAAAAGGTGACGTGGTGTCAGTAATTTCAAGTGCTGGCGAATTTGTAGGTAAGTATAAAGACAGTGGAGCTAGTTCGTTTGTTCTAAGTGATCCTCGTATGGTAATTCAAACCCAAGAGGGTATGGGATTCGCACGTGGTGTTGCGGTGACTGGTGTAGAGAATCCAACTGAAATGAGTTTCTACACTCAAGGTATTGTGTTTGTTACGCAAACAAATGAAGAAGTAACTAAGGCATACCATCAAGCAACTTCAGGTCTTATTGTGTAATGGAAGTTACGATTCGTAATCCAGAGTTTATGGCTCGTCTGAATGAAATTTCGGACGAGTTCTTTACACATAAGGATTACGCAAACGAGAAGTATTGGACATTCAGACAAAGAGAAGATATTGAAAGAGGAGAATACTTTTGTTCTCAGGAATATCTTGATGAATGTCGTTCTCGTGATAAGTTAGTAGGGCCACCCGATCGATACTTCGGTCAACCTATTGCAGCTATGGTACGTAAGGAACCAGAAGAGTGGGAACCATTCAAACAGAAAGTTAAGTTTGATTTCGCAAAAGAGATTGGCGCTCACACTTCCGCATTGTTGACTTACTATTCGCCAGGCGGTTACGTGGGTTGGCACACTAATTGGGACGCTAACGCATATCAGGTATTGTTCACTTGGAGTGATGGTAATGGATACTTCCGTTACTGGGACAACGAGAAGAACGAGATCGTTCATATACCAGACGTGAAAGGATGGCAGTGTAGACACTACTACTTTGGATCTGATAAGGAACCAGAGAATTTGTGTTGGCATTCTGCATACGCTGGTGGAGAAAGAATCACCCTCGCATATAAATTTGTAAATGGTGGCGTGGCAAATAACGACACCAAAGACCAACAAGCAAAACTCATGAGAGATATGTTAATCGAAGAAATAGAAAGTGATTGACACAATTAGATTTTTGTGGTATAATGGTCTTACTTTAACATGGAGAATATAATGGCTAAAAATGACATTGAATATAAATACAACGAGAAGGAGAATCTTGATGACATATTGGAATACGTTAATAAGACGTACAGTCAACATTATTCAAAAAACAAATATCAAGCAACTGAGTTCATCATTGACGGCGGGCATGGTATCGGGTTTACTCTTGGTAATATACTCAAGTATACACAACGATATGGTCACAAGAACGGCCACAACCGTGCTGATTTAATGAAGGTTATTCATTACGCCCTAATCGCACTTCATGTGCATGATTTAAACGCAGAGGCACATAGTAAAAAATAATAGGAATCTAAATGCTTCTAGCTACAGGTTGTAGTTTCGTTTGGGGAGATGAGTTAGAAGGTTTTGATACTTCACCGCCTTCGCATTGGGAACACACATTTACTCATCTACTCGCAAAAGAGTTAGACTTGCCTTATGAAAACGCTGGATCTTGTGGTGCTAGTAATCACAAGATCTTTCGTGATCTATGTCAGTGGTTCAACGGAAAAGAATACACTTGGTCATATCGAAGTGACGGTACAGTCGCCACACCAGAAAATGTTACCCACATGGTAGTACTATGGTCAGCGTGGCAAAGAGACGAAATACCAGTTGCAGTTCATCCATCCGTTGAAGATGATTTTAATATTCAACGTTTTGATAACGTAACTCAACACTCGCCCCACAGAATTGGTACGATAGAATATCTTGATACTGAATTGAGACAGATCACCAGTGACTTTTATCATATTCATTCTGATCACAGAAAGGCTGTTATGCAGAATTTACCGTATTGGTTGGCAGTACAACAGATGGCAAAGGCTCACAATATTAAAATCATCCAAGGGTGTTTTCATGATGTCATGTGGAGAGAACTTTGTAAAATCATGGCAGATCCAGAACCACTACTAAAAAAATATAGAACGATGATTGGGGATATGCTTGGACTGTTAGATAAACCATGTCGTGTTGGTTTAGGTAGATACAAAACACTTCATGGTATAGTGTTGCGATCTGATCCTTCTGAAGGAATAGGTCTTCATCCACACGGACATCCTAACGAGGCAACACAACCAATTTTCGCTGAATTGTTAAAGAACATTTTCGAGGAAAATTACGATGGATAAACTTTTAGATGCAGCTTATAATGGCGTAGTGAAAGTTACATTTTCTCACTACAGAACTGGTGAAGAACTCACCGCAAACTTAACATTGAAAGCAACACCAACTTTTATTAAACAACGTAACGACAGTTCATGTCTTGCATTTTATGATGTTGATGATACACGATGGCAGTCTATTGATGTTAACACTATTACAAATTGGGAAATAGTTAATGAAACAAGTGGATAGG